ACAATGGTGGAGAGATTACTTACGTTCACTCGGTTTAACGGATCGCAATGACCTTCGCTGATGTCTTACTTTGGGCAGCAATACCCTTTGTACTATCCACAATATACTTCGGGATACGAAAGGGTGAAAATAATTACTATGAATCAGATGACTATGACGGAAACGGAACAGCTCACTAAAGCGATTGTTATCTTCGGTGCTACTGGAGATCTATGTAAACGTAAATTAATTCCTGCACTTCATGAACTCTGGCAGAATGATCTTTTGCCAGAGAATTTTACTATTGTGGGTGCATCTAGAACTGTGCATACAGGGGACAGTTGGAATCATCATCTAGGTGATTACCCCGAAGAGTTTAGGAATTGGTTAGAATATGTACCTTGCGATCTATCACAAGCTCCAACACTGAGAGCACTAGATCACATCGCTGATGATGTTACTTACTTCCTATCTGTACCCCCAGAACGTTATGAAGATGCGATCCTTAATCTTAAAGAGGCAGGACTTATCGATGATCCTGACAGGTCCAGGGTGGTTATTGAAAAACCTTTCGGGCATGATCTCAAGAGTGCTGAAAAACTGCAAGAGATTGTACAAGCGAACCTCCGTGAGAAACAGGTATATCGTATTGATCATTATCTTGGCAAGGATACTGTGTCCAATATTATTGCTACCCGTTTTAGCAATGTTCTTCTAGAACCACTATGGAATCGACAGTACATTGACGAGGTTCAGATCTTTGCAACTGAGAAAATCGGTGTAGAAGGTAGAGCACAATACTATGAGGGTTCTGGTGCTGTACGTGACATGCTGCAGAATCATATGTTGCAAGTGTTGGCACTACTTGCCATGGATGCACCATGCAAACTGGATGCAAAAGAAATTCGTAGAGAGAAAGTAAAAGTTCTTGCAGCAGCAAGAATGGGTGCTAAGTATATTGCTGGTCAATACGAAGGTTATAGAGAAGAACAAGGTGTAGGTGTTGGGTCTGAAACTCCTACATTTTGTGCGGGAGATATTTACATCGATAACTGGAGATGGGAAGGTGTTCCCTTCCACTTCATGACTGGTAAAAAATTACCTTATCAGTGTGTAGAAGTTGTAATTAAATTGAAGGCACCACCACTCAATCTATTTGACGGTCATGAATATAATGATCGTATTGTGATGAGGTTCCAACCTGATGCACACATGGATATTCGTATTGATATTAAATCACCAGGTTTGCTAAACACAGTTCAAACTGCAACGTTGTCACATGCGTATCCACCTGGTGCTATGGATGGATATACGAGATTGCTACATGACATCGTTGAACAAGATCAGTCACACTTTGTACACTCTGAAGAAGTCCTTGAGTCTTGGAGAATTGTTGACGATCTCCTGTGTACTGGTAGTTCTTGTAAGGTTCGCACTACTCCATATATCTACCATGATGGTAATTGGGGACCAATGCATAAGACTCAGTTTATAACTAATTGGGACTATCCTGCATAGATATGTACGAATCACTAAATTGTTTTGAAGAAGCACTCAAGCACTTCGGCACACGAGTAGAAATGATTTCTGCCATGGAGATGGCAAGGAAGATTTCATCTGAAGATGCATATCAAATGATCAAAGAAGAATTGAAAGCAGTTAAAGCATGTAGGAAAAAATTCAACAAGCAAAAAAGTTGTGACTAAATTTGAACACAAGTTTGAATACCAGTGGGGTGGTGTAGATACACCATTCACTAAAATGAGACGATGGGCAAAGAAACAAAATCCCATCGTCCAACATCTTGCCCTAGGGTTTATTGAATGGTTATGGCAAAAGTGGGTTGCAGGTAGGGTAGATATGGAGATGGCGTCTGTAGATAAACAGGCGGAAGAAATTAAAAAACAATGGGATGAACAGATACCTGATCCCTGGGAAACTGTCTACAAATCAACACCATCTGAGGTAGAAGGACTAGATAACATAAGTATATCTTTCAGACCAAGTGAACCTGATTCTGAGACCCCTGGAGGATTACAATAGTCCTACCTGGAGCATAATTATTATGCTAATGATCCTGCTTGCAGGAGTAGCATACTATATTGTCTATATAATGAGAATGGCATTCGATGAATTAGAAGATGAGTGACCTTACAAACAAAGATGCGGAGCAGGATACTAAACTTGCAGTGCTGGAAAGCACTGTAGATAATTCTATTCGCCGCATTGAAATGGTGCATCAACGTATTGATGGTACCAATGAAGATCTGGAAAAACTTACAGAACGTATTCGTGTACTGGAACGTTGGGTTGCTGGTGCTGGTGCAGTAATTGCCGCAGCAACATTCATCATCGGTATTATCGCAGCATCACCAGACGCAGACGCAAAGGAGTTCGATCATGGGCGCAATGGTTCCACCAAGCAGGAAATCCTGCTATAACTTTAGAGTAACAGAAATTAATAGAGTCCTTGACGGTGACACTATTGATGTTACAATCGATTTAGGTTTCGATCTATATAAAAAAGAACGAGTTCGCGTAGCAGGTGTTGACACTCCTGAAAAAAGGACTCGTGATTTAGAAGAGAAAGCACTTGGAATTGACGCAACAAACTGGCTCAAAGAAAAATTGGAGTCAACTCTCTCTGGTGATGATCAGTTGTCTATTAGGACTGAACTTGTTGGTGGTGTCGGTAAGTATGGTCGCTTACTCGGTTGGCTTTATGTCGGGGACGAGGATGTGTCCCTTAATGAGCAAATGATTACTGAAGGATATGCTTGGGCATATGACGGAGGTACAAAACAAAAGGATTTTGAAGAACTTAGAGAAATCCGTAGATCTTATGGAACTCTTGTAGAGTAATAATGGCGACCGATAACATATATCTTGGTAATCCTAATCTAAAAAAGGCGAACGTTGCTATCAACTTTACGCCTGAACAGGTTAAGGAGTATGTGAAATGCAGTCAGGATCCTGTATATTTTATTCAGAAATATATCAAGATCATCTCTCTGGATAGAGGTCTGATTCCTTTTGAAATGTATGACTTCCAGGTTGATATGACCAGGAAGTTTCATGCTGAGAGATTTAATATTGCAAAACTACCACGACAGTCTGGTAAGTCTACTATTGTGACTTCCTATCTGTTGTGGTATGTGCTGTTTAATGATAATGTTAACGTAGCAATCCTCGCTAACAAAGCGGCGACTGCTAGGGAAATGCTACAACGTCTTCAACTGTCTTATGAAAACCTCCCCAAGTGGTTGCAGCAAGGAATCTCCCAGTGGAACAGAGGTAGTCTGGAACTGGAGAATGGAAGTAAGATCATGGCTGCATCTACTTCTGCTTCTGCTGTCAGGGGTATGTCTTTTAACGTCATCTTTCTTGACGAATTTGCGTTCATCCCAAATCATATTGCTGATCAATTCTTTAGTTCTGTTTATCCTACTATTTCATCTGGTAAATCTACCAAGGTTATTATCATCTCTACCCCACACGGGATGAATATGTTCTATAAACTCTGGCATGATGCTGAGAGAGGTAAGAACGAATATGTAACCACAGAAGTCCACTGGTCAGAAGTCCCAGGAAGGGATGCTAAGTGGAAAGAACAAACTATTGCAAACACATCAGAAGAACAGTTCCGAGTTGAGTTTGAATGTGAATTTCTTGGATCTGTTGACACGTTAATATCTGCATCTAAGTTACGAACGATGGTCTATGAAGACCCAATAACTAGGAATGCGGGACTAGATGTATATGTACAACCAGAAGAAGGTAAGACATATGTGATGACTGTTGACGTGGCGCGTGGTGTCACGAAGGATTATAGTGCGTTCTGCGTGATAGATACCACCACCATACCTTATAAACTTGTAGCAAAATATAGAAACAATCAAATCAAACCATTACTGTTCCCTAACGTCATTAATGATGTAGCGAAAGCATATAATCATGCGTATGTCATGATTGAAGTTAATGATATTGGTGGTCAAGTTGCGGATATTCTTCAGTTTGATCTGGAATATGATAACCTCTTCATGTGTGCAATGCGCGGACGTGCAGGACAGGTTGTGGGTCAGGGATTCTCTGGTAGTAAAACACAACTAGGTGTCAAGATGACTACCACAGTTAAGAAGACTGGATGTTCTAACCTGAAAGCATTGATTGAGGATGATAAATTAGAATTATCAGACTACGAGATCATCTCAGAACTTACTACGTTTATTCAGAGAGGACAAGCATGGGAAGCAGAAGAGGGATGTAATGATGACCTTGCTATGTGTCTGGTTATCTTTGCATGGGTTGCTCTAACTGATTACTTCAGAGAACTACATGACGCCGATGTTAGAAATCGGATGTACATGGAGCAGAAGGAAGCAATCGAAGCGGACATGGCACCCTTTGGATTTATTTCAGATGGTCTAGAAGAGGATACATTCACTGATCCTGAAGGACAGACATGGACAAATGCCGAAACTGTTGGTGACTATGGTGACATGTCCCACATGTGGGAGTATTTACATTGACGTTCAATCCTGACCTAGAACATTTACTCTTCGTTGACAGGAAATGTCGTACATGTGGTCAGGTAAAAGAACTATTGAATGATTTTTATTTAACTAGAAAAGACAGGGGAGCT